GCGTTCTTACCTGAAACAGCTGACTGTTCTAGAACTGGACGGAATGATGCAACATCAATTCCCTGTGGTTCCTTAACTACATCCAATGGATTGTAGTATTCAGGTGCAACGTCTAATGTTTTGTTGAATGGCTGACCAAATGTATTAGCTGTTGCGTAATCATCTGAGAACAAGCCTGATCCATCTGTTTCGCCTGATAGAGTATTTGCCTTTCCTGATGGAATAGTGTCAAATTCTGCATTCCAAGCTGACTGTGGAACGTTAACAGTACGCTTATTATAACCTTCTGGGTCCTTAATATCGTATGCTAACTTGGTGTAAATACCATCACGCCATGTTGTCTTGCCATTTTCATCTTTCTGAACTACGTAGTCTAATGTCTGTTCGTAGTCATTACCCTTTCCGTATAGATCTGGATTTTGTAATGTTTTGTAAGCCATTATATTTTTCCTCCTACTAAAAAATTACCATACTAGATCTGTAGACATGCCGTCTGAGAATAGACCATTGAACTTCAATAGACGATAGTAGTTTTCAGCTCCCAACATATTTGTTGCGAATCCATAACGAGACATAATACCAACACGTGGTGAGAAGTCGTTTGGATCAACTGCCTGGTTGATAACACCAGTTACGTATGGGCAGAATACTACACCAGCATCAGACAATGAAGAACCCTTATATGCTAATAGAACTTCACCGTTATCAGTTGTACCATCTTCAGATACAGCGTACTGATCACAGTATACCTTGATTGAATTGTTTAGAGTACCGATTTCTGGAGTGACTAGAGAACCGTTAACGTCGTGCTGAATCTTGTTGAAGAATGGAGCAGCTGACTGTAGGATTGTAGCCATATCTGGAGAAACTACTGCGATGTTTGCAGCGCCTCTACGAGTAGCGGTACGAATATCGTTTGCAGCCTTTTGGATCTGTGTAACGATGTTTGAATATCTTTCTTGAGACCAACGTCCGATGATACCATCGTACTGACCTTGAGCAGAGAATGTTGATTCTGGTGCCTTATTGTAAATCTTTGGTGTACATAGAGACTTACAACGACCGATTGTTTCACGGTCCATTTCTGCGGTCATTTCTGCCTGAAGAACGTTAATCATTTCAGACATCATTTCAATACCCTGCATTGCCTTAATATCAGCTGCAGATTCTAGAGAGAATGATGCTGCTAGTTTACGTGTCTTAGCAACGATAGACTGTCTTGACAACATTAGGCCTAGTTCTGGCATCTTACGATCGCCCTGCTTGGTGATTCCCCAACCTTCACCGGTCTGAGTATCAACACCAGTACCTGCATCGTATGCTCCATCAGTGTTCTGTGTAGAACCTGTGAAACCAGAGAAACGAGGAACTGCCTTCCATGCTGCTTCAACTAATTCTGTTGGATCGTTTGTCTTGTAAATGTAACGTAGTGCGAATGCCAAACCAACTGGACCATTCAATGGCTGAACACCAACCAATACGTTAGCGAATAATTGTGGGAATACTCTACGTACTAGTGCCATAGAAATAGGTGCAAAAACACCCTTTGCGTCACCACCGTGTGGAATACCCTGGTCTAGACCAAGAGGTGCACCAACACCCTGTGTGAAATCTTCTGTTAGAAGATTTTCAGAAAGGTTGCCCTTATTCTGGTTTTCTAGTAGACGAGCAGTGTTCATACGAACATTATAATCTTTAATTGAAGAAACAGACAAAGAACCTGGTGCCTTTGACCATTTATCCAATAATGATGCTTGTGCTTGACTAATTTTCATTTGTTTATCTCCTATAAATAAATTATTTTTTTAATTTACTTATTATATTTATATAATTAACCAATTATTTTTTGCAAAACTACTCATCGTCGCAATAACGAGCGCTTCTTAGCAAGTCTTCTTCGTTTCTTGATAATGGGCGTGGACGTTTGTAGCCTTCGTTAATGTTTTCTGTTTTGTCTTCGACGAATGCTGACTGACGTTTTGCGCGTTGAGCACGTTCAAACAAGCGTTGACGGTCTTCACGTAGTGCACGGATTTGGTCTGCTTCTTCATCTAGCATTTCAATACAATTGTCGATGTCTTTCTTTGTTTCAGAAAAAGTCTTGTTTTCAAATAGACGATTGACTTTTGCTTTCTGACGTGGAGTCATTCCTTCAGTCTTTTCAGCAATCAATGCTTTCTTTGAATTAACTTCAGCAACTTCGGCTAAACGAAGATTTTCAGACAATTGCTTCTTCAATGATTTTTGAAGTTCTGCATTTTCTGCCTTCATTTCACGAATCTTCTTAGCACCGGTTAAGTCAAGTGGAATATACTGTTCTTCAAACAATGACTTAACGCCATCGATGATAGGTGCATACATTTCACTCATAGCTGTCTTCTGAATCAATTTTGGACCAATCTTTTCCTTGATATTAAATTCTAGATACTTGTCGATACCAGTAATAACTTTGTTTTCGATAGCC